GGGGGGCTTAATTCTTCCTATTCCTTATCAACAGTATGGGGTCGGGAGGTACGTGGAAGTAAGATAGACTATTTACATTGTAGTGAAGTTGCATCTTGGTCGGGAGGCGGTGAAGACTATTTACTTGGGCTGCTTAACTGTGTAGTACAGGGGTTTGATACAGAAGCAGTCATAGAGTCTACTGCACAGGGGGTAGGCGGTGTCTTCCATGACATGTACTGGGATGCAGCAGAGGGAAACTCTGGCTGGGAGAGTGTCTTTTTCCCATGGTATCTATACAGCTACTACAGTAATGAGTTTAAGTCGGAGGAAGAAAGAGAAAAATTCAAGAGCGAATTAGGACAGGATAAGCGGTACGGCGGTGAGGAAGAGATAGCCCTACTGGGTATGTCTTGTAAGTATGATATAGGGGAGGAAGTTAAAGAGTTCAAGGTAACATTAGAGAACTTAAACTGGAGGCGGCAATGCATAAAGACTCAATGTCAGAATGACCTTAGAAAATTTCATCAAGAGTTTCCAACCACAGCAAGAGAGTCTTTTGTAACCACAGGACGTAGTGTCTTCAATATAGATGTCCTCAGTAACCTTGTCCTAACATCAGAAAAACTACAGAGGGAAGCCCCATCAGAAGGATTCCATATACCCGTGCAAGCATGGAGAGAACGGGGTGGAGAGAAATACATCATAGAGTCAATGGATGATGGGGAGTTACAGGTATGGCAGAGACCCCAGCCCGGTAAGGAATACCGTATAGGCGCAGACATATCAGAGGGGTTAGATGTAGGTAGAGACACGGACTGGAGTGTAGGTGTAGTTTTGGATGCATCTAATATGGATGAGGTGGCAACTATACGTGTAAAGATTGATCCAGATTTATTTGCATGGCAGCTTGCAAGTTTAGGCAAATGGTATAATAATGCTAAACTGATAGTGGAAAGAAACAACCACGGATTAGTAACTTTAAAGTTTCTTTCAGATGTACATATATATCCAGACGTATATTCGGAGAAAATACTAGACGAGAGATCAAGTCGTTCAGCCCGCAAATTAGGATTCCATACCACAGTAAAATCAAAACCCCTGATCATAGATTATTTAAAGGAATTAATCAGGGAGAATGAGATTAAGGTTAGGAGTCCCAAGGTTCTGGACGAATTACAGACGTTTGTAAATTATCCTAATGGTAGAATGGCGGCACAATCAGGTTCACACGATGACTGTGTAATGGCCTTGGCTATTGCCTGTTTCGGATGTAAGATGTTTCCTGCAATGTCGGAGTGGGATAAACAAATAAGTAGAAGACATTGGAAGCCTGAACTAAAGTTTTATCAACCATCTCAGTTATGAGTAATGTAATAAATGTAGATTTTAGTGGGAACACACTATCTAATGAGCAGAGGTTTATAGAAGAGATACAACCAGTACTACAAAATTTGGTGGATGTCGCACGTGATAACTTTGGGAATATTACTGCAACAGAGATACTTAGTGATGTAATGGGAGTTCTATATAAGTATACAAAAGAAGAATCCTATGTACTTACTATGGAGAATGGTGATACTATAGACTTTACTTTAGATTATATTGAATGAAGATATTATTATTAATTTTACTATTATCCGGATGTGCTGTTAATGGCAGCAAAAAATCAGAGCTAGGATACTGGTTAGATGGAAGATCAAAGTATGAATCAAAATGGCAATGTGTACAAGGGGATGCCCCATATAAAACAAAGGAGTGTTAATGGCAGAATATGAAATGGAAGAACCTAAATCTTTAGAGGAAATAGAACCTGAAGATAAGATGAAGATTGGGGATAGGGACGTAGACGTAGATGACTTTGCTGGTGTAGTACAGGAGAAGTTTGAAGAGGCAAAGGACTATCGTAGAGATCACGAACAACATTGGTTAGAGGCTTATGATGCATACAGAGGAAAGTACCCCTCAAAAATATCGAAGGCACATGAACTGGCAAGTGAAAGGGGTATATTTGTCAATCAGACTAGGCGTAAGATTAACTCAGCAAAGATTAAAGTTAATACGCTACTATTTGAAGATGGTAAAGTACCATTTAGTATTACACCTTCACGCAAACCAAGATTCTATCCGCCAGATATACAAGCACCACCAGACAGACCTGACCTGCTTGAGGATGCAATACTTGAACGTAGTAAGCAGATGGAGTTTAGAATTCGTGACATTCTGGAAAGAACAAATTATAATGAAGAAGTGCAGAACGCAGTACATGAGATGTGCCTTTATGGTACAGGATGTACAAAGGGTGTTACCCTTGAATATAAAAACTTTCCTGTCTACACTACAGTTACGACTCCAGACAATATGGTGGCAATTGAGTCATTCCTTGAACAAGAATTAATGCCCACATGTAAGTTTGTAAGTATATGGAATGTGTTTCCATCTCCAGAAGCTATTAATGCAGATGATGCAGACTATGTTATTCAACGGTCATTCCTTAGTAAAATACAACTTAAAAAATTAGCAAAGACAGCAGAAGGATTTATTCCGGGTGCTCTTGAGGCAGTCATAGAAGAAGAAATAGGCCTTAGTCATACAGGGGATGACAGCGAACATCCTAAGAAGTATAGTGAAACTTCAGCTTCAAGGTTAAAGAAGTTTGAGGTACTAGAGTTTTGGGGGCGTTTAGATGGAGAAGATTTAGAACCACATCTGTCAATTGACTCAGAGGATGTTCCAGATGTCATACCTGTAGTAATTACAGTTATAGGAGATAAGGTTGTAAAGATTGCAGAGAACCCATTTGATGATACCCTACCATTTCACTTTTGTAACTGGCAGAAAAATCCAGAATCAATATGGGGAGATGGTATATACTACGCAATCAGAGATGCACAGGCTATACTAAATTTTTCATATGCTATGATGGTAGAGGGCAAGTCTTTATCAGCGGCTCCCCTCACAGTTATAGACCCCAATGCATTTGAACCGGGTACAGACACAGAGCAGATATATCCGGGTAAACAATTCCGTGTAAAACCCGGAGCCTCAGTCCGAGATTCCTTCACTTCAGTACAGATTCCAGATGTAACCAATGGACTTTTATCGGTAATCCAGCAGATGGAACGTGAGGCAGACCTAGACTCAGGCCAGACAAGCATAGGATATGGTGACCATTCTCCATCACAGACTAAGACTGCCACAGGGATGTCCATCCTTAACTCAAATGCAAATAGACAGACCGCAGATGTAGTAAGATCAGTGTCCTCAATGATAACTAAGAACATAAGTGCTGTATACCGATGGTTAATGGTAGATTCTACAGACATGTCCATCAAGGGGGATTACGAAGCAATATCAACTGGTTACGAGCAGTACGTTGCTAAGGAAGTACATAACACACAGCTTATCAATTTCTTACAGGTAATAGGTCAGTTTCCAGAGATCAAGCAGTACCTCAAGCAGGAGGCATTTACAAGACCATTACTACGTGCATTTAACATGGAACCAGATAAGGTTGTAAAGACAGAGGAAGAAGTAACACAGGAAATGCAAGCCCAACAAGAGGCGCAACAAAAACAAGTTCAGGAACAGGCTCAGGCTGCACAACAAGCCCAACAGCAACAAGCTCAGGCAGCCATGCAACAGATGCAACAACAAATTCAACAGCAGACACAGGCTTCTATGGCAGTAGAGAAAAATAAGTCGGTGCTAGAAGAAAAGCAGAACGTATCAGAAGATCAGCGTAAATTAGAAATGCAGGAGCGATTAGAATTAATTAAGCAAGGAAATGTTGTGGAAGTACCTCCCAACTTAGCTGAAGGAAGTGTGATTTTACGTGAAGAAGGAATGTTACAGGAATCACGAAGAGCAAGAATGAGGAGTGAAGAAGCAAATCAACAGCAACAAGAAGTATTACAGGAGGCAACACAACAAGCACAACAAGCGGAACAGGGGCAACAAGGAATGCATCAAATGCCGGATGGATCAATGATGCCTAACTCAGAAATGCAACAACCTCAAGGACAGATGCCTGAAGACCCAACACAAGCAGGGCCAGCACAAGAGAGACTACAGGGAGGCCCAACTGCACAAGATATTCAACAAAGGGAGTTTGCAGAAAATGCCCCGCAATGATATATTAGGTATGTTGAGCCAATCTCCGGGCTGGCAAATATACGAAGAAATGATTGAAAAAAGAATACAAGACGCATATGATATAATTAAATTGAAACAATTAGTTGACCAAGAGTCGGTTTCAAGGCATAATGTATCTATTGGTAAAATTCAGGCATGGACAGAAATGCTTGACATTGCAAAACAAAAGTAATATAACAAGAAAACCCTCACACCCATAGGGCAGGGATTTATTTTTAACCAATCCGTTTAATCGGCACATTGGAGGAGTATATGTCAGAAGAAGAGGTACTTGAAGAGGCAGAAGAATCTGAAGAAGTTGAAGATTCAGAAGCCCAAGACGAAGAACTATGGACTCAGGAAGATGAAGTCGAAGGTGAGTCAGAAGAAGATGGTACTCCTGAAGTAGAGGCTGAAGAAGCTGAAGCTGAAGAGCCTGAATCGGAAGACGAGAAAACCGAAGACGAAGAAGAGCCTGAAGAACCACAGCATAATTATGAATCTCGATATAAGGATTTAGAAAAAGAGTTTCATAAAAGGAATGAAGATTCTGCTAGGATGCGTGAAGACCTTAATGAGTTACGACTCAAAGATGTCGAACGTGAACAAGCATTAGATAGGGTGAAACGAGGACTTTCAGAAACGGAAGCACCCCAAGTTGATCCTACTGATGCGGATGCATTCTTTGATAAGGATGACAAGCAGACAATGGAGGAGTTCTCTGAACTGTCTTCTACGTTCCGCAAGATGATTCAGCATGAGATGGCGAAGCAAGGTTCAACCTTACAGGAAGCCACCGTACAGTCTCAACAGCGGTTAAAAAACTTAGAAGAAAAAGGGAAGGAACAAAATTATCAAAACTTTTTACATTATCATGAAAATTATATGCATGAGAATGTAGGAGATGACTACAGAGATATAGACAAAGATGCTGATTTTCAAGCATTTGTTTTAGGTAGTCCAGCGATGACAAAAATGATGACTGAGTCAACTGACCCAGTAGATCATGCCTCTGTTATGCAATTATTCCTATCAACCCAGCCGGGTCAAGATGCGTGGCGACCTCCAGAAGTCGAAAAAAACGTCAAAGCAAGTACTAAGCGACAAGCTAAGAGGGCAGCAGCGACTGGTCTTTTAGGAAACTCCGCACCCGTGAAAAGTAAAAACACGGACAATATGTCCGATGATGAATTATGGGAAAATATTCCCGAATAACAATAATATAGGAGTTAATTATGGCTGCATATGGAGGAACAGGCTCAATAAGCGGATCATCTTATGGTGATCTAAGCAAGAATGATGCCTTTACCATACAAAAGAAGATGTTACCAATTGCAAAGCGATTGCTGACATTTGCGAAATTCGCACAAAAAGAAACTAAGCCCCA